CCCGCTTACCTTCGGGCCGTAGATCAGCGGAGCGCCGGCGCCTGCCGTCTGCAGATAGAACTGACCGTCGACGCCGTCGTCATCGTCGGGTTCGGTCGTGCCGTAGAGAACGCCAAGGCCTCGCGAGCCCTGGTTGCCCTCCGGCCCTCTCGCACCCCGGAGCTTGAAGATGGGCGTCCATGTCCCGCTGGCGCGGCGGAAGAGCTGCGAGGTGTTCTGGTTCAGCCACCAATCTCCATCGCGCCCGTCTGCGGTGGTCGGGTTGCGTGCGGCGTCGTCGCTGAGGATAGCAAATCCCATCGCCGCCGGGACGATGCTGCGATTAAGCTGGAGCGTGGTCATGATCGGGTGATGCCCTGCAGAACGGTGACGCTGCCGCGGCCGCCATAAAGCGTCTCGGTGCCGCGCGTGATGATGATGTCGCGGACGTAATCGCCGGCGCCGACCGCGCTCATCAGCGCGGCATTCGGACCGATGGTGAAGGCCGTCTCGTCGTCGCTGATCGTGATGCCGGTCGCGGGAGAGACGAGATCGAGCAGAACGCTCGTGCTGTCCGCGCTTTCCCGGATCTGCATCGCTACGGTGCAGCCGGACAGCGACATGACCGTGCCATCCGAGCCGGCCACGGTGTAGCTTTCGGGCGGCCAGTCGGCGTTGTTGGAGACGGTGATATCGTCGAGCGCCGCCGCGCCGGAGGTCTCAGCCATGAGGATTAGCCGGCCGTGCCGCTGGATTCGGACGAACTGTCCGAGGTGGGCGTGGTGGTCGTGGTGCTTCCCAGCGTGATCTTCGTCACCGACGTCGGATCAGTGTAAGCCGCGCGGAAGAGGTCATCGATCTGCGCCGAGGTCAGGCCAAGAGCAGCACCCAGAGTCGTGAACATGGAATCGCTTCGGTACCAGCTCGCTGCGTCGTATTTGATCTGCGCAGCCGCCCGCCCCGTGTCGTCCGGGATCGCCGCGAGAGCCGCCTCAACGGCCGCTTTGATGCCGGCATAGAGCAGCGTTAGTTTGCCCTGCGTGGAGGTAACGCTCTCCGGCACCGGCATCACGTAGCCCGCCATGAACTCGGCCGAGAGCTTGCCCTGTGTCTGGGCGCCCGTCGTCCGGTCGATGGACGAGATAGGCGGAACGTCCGGATCCTCCATGATGAAGGACTTCACCGTCTGCCCGTTAAAGGCATAGGCATCGGCGGAGATGTCCTGGTCGATGTCATGGACGGCGATCAGGGTTCCGTCCTCGGTCGTGAAGACCTGCTTCATGGTTCACCCGCTCAGTGGCTGTAGATGTAGGAGTTCTGGTTGCCGGAGGCATTTGCGGTGGGCGAGCAGGTTGGCGTCGTTACCGAGCCTGACACATCCATGGTGGCGCCGATCTGCGCGAGGAGATCGCCGCTGGTGTTGGTGCCGCCGTCATAGGCGTAGACGAGCGCGAAGCCGCCCTGGCTGGCGGTGATGCCGTAGGTGCCGTTCGCCTTGCAGCGCAGCGCCGTCGCCCCGCCCGACTGGAAATTCGAGGTGTTGTCGGCCCGGATGCCGTCCTTGGTATTGCTGCGGAAGTCGCCGGCGCCGGAGAAGAGCTCGGCGAAGGAATTGTCGGTGATCGCCAGGCCCTGGTAGCCGTTGTACATGGCGATCCATGTATCGAGGACCTGGATCCCACTCATGTTCGCGGCAAGGAACCCGCATTGCGTGTTGTGGGTAGCGCCGACGCGGTAGGCCTGCACGGCCGAGGCATAGTTGATGCGCAGACCGGTGTTGCCGAAGTTATGGAACCAGCACTGCTCGATGCGGGTGTAACCGGTGCCGATCTGGTTCAGCCAATCGCCGATCAGAAAGCCGACCTGCCCGGCCGTCTTGTCGCCGACGAACAGGATGTCCTTGATCGTGCCGAAGCCGCCGCCGGTCATGTAGAAGCCCGCCTTCACCGCCCCGGTGACGACGATGCGCGTCGGGAAGATCGCGCGCAGCGACGCCTCGACGGTCGCAGCGGTGGCGTTGTCGACGGTCGCATAGGTCGGGAAGGCGTTCAGCAGGTCCTGGCCACGGATGGAGATCTGCGATCCGTAGGGATGATTCAGAACGACCGGACCGGTCGAGACATCGATCGTATGATCGCCGGCGCCAAGGACAATCTGCACCTCCACGTCGCTTGGGATGATCTTGTCGGACAGCTCCAGAAGGCAGTCCTGCACCGTGTCGTAATCGCCGGGAACGTAGTAGGTCTTGCTCTCCGTGATCCGGTGTGCCTGAACGATTGCCTGGAACAATTGCGTCAGGTCGTCGGCGGACGGCGTGTTCTCTCCGAGAACACCTTTGATCGCGTTCAGGATCTCCGTCTGCGGTGCGCTGAAGACGCGGGCCGGCGGCACCGAGCCCTCGATCCCCTGCGCGACATCCTCATCGACCCAGTCGCCGGAGGTCGCTTCCGCACCGTTGGTGGTGTCGAAGGGATAGATGGCGTCCATAGGATCTCCGGAATCAAAAAGGCCCGCTCGAAGGCGGGCCATGGATCAGCGGTGTTGCGGTTGCTCAGGCGGCGAGCGAATAGGTGAAGCGCACTAGCGTGTGGGCGGGCTTCCATTTGCCGACCAGGCATTCCAGCACGGTCGCGCGCTCGAAGCGCGCCAAGGCATCCCGGCCCGCCCGGCTCTTGCCGGCACGGAAGTAGGTCACCGGCACCGCGCCGAGATGCATGGTCCAGAACATCCGGTACTTCTGCGAGCCGACCCGCCAGATGGGTGACCCGCAGCGCGAGCGCCCAGCACGGAACGGCGAGAACTCGGTGATCGTGGCGTCTGGAAAGCCGAGTTCGTTGGCGAGCTGCAGGAAGTAGGCCCGGCTCTGGCCACCCTCCTCCACCAGCTTCTTCCGCAGCAGGTAGCGTCGTTGTTCCACCGCCTGGTCAACGTCGGTGAAGCACTCTTCCGGCAAGCCCGCGACATCCTCCCACCGCGACAGCATCTCCGTCGTGGTGTCGGGGAAGCCCTCGATGTCGCGCAGGTCATGCGCTCGGCTATCGACCGTGCCCCAATAATCCGACAGCGCGCCCGTGACGCGCATCAGCAGCGTGTCAGGATCGCGCGGCCATGCCGCTCCCGTCGGCAACAGGTCGGCCAGCGCTCCCGCATATTCGGCGCCCGGACGGCGCGGATCAGCAGTCATGGATCAGGTCCAGCTGATGTTGCCGCCAGAGAGCGTCGCGATGTGCCCCTTGGACGGCATGGCGATGGTCGCGAAGGTCAGCTCGTAATGGTCGACACCGGCGGCCGAAGCGATCGCCTCATCCACCCAGGAGCGATAGATCGTCTGGCCGGGCTCAGCCTTCTCCAGGATCATCGCGTTCAGGCTGCTCTGGATCGCGGCGCGGATCGATGTCGTGTCCGGGCTGAGCTTCGAGATCCCCATCTTCAGCGCGTTCGGGATCGGCGCCGGAACGTAGATGTCGGAAGCGCCGACCGGTCGCACCGCCTCCAGATAGGCCAGCACCGTCGCGAGATCGTCAGCCGCCGGAATGCCGTTCGTCCGGAGGTCGTCCATCATGAAGCGCACCGTCACCGTGCCAAGCCCGGCCTCCTGCCCCGCCCAGGCGCGCGTCACGCCGGTGACGCTCTTCGCCCACAGGACGTAATCCGACGCCGACCCGCCATGCGGCGGCTTCTGGATCCGCTCCAGCACGCGGGCCCGGAGATCGTCATCCGATTCCGCATCCGCACCGCCGGTCAGCGCCACCACCGTGGCCGTCGAGCTGACGCCGGCAACGGCCGTGGAAAGCGACAGCGAGGCGCCCGCTTCCAGGTTGCTCTCCGAACCCGTATCGAGCGCCCGGATGGCCACCGCCGTCGCGGTGTCGCCGATGGTGATCTGGGACGTCGTCTCGAAGTTCAGCGTGTCGGTCCCGGAAGAGCCGGAGAGTTCGGTCCCGGCCGGCAGGATCGTGCCGCTCGTGCCGGTCGCCGTCGCCGTGCCGCTGGCGTAGGTCGCGCTTTTGCGCCCGGTGCTGCCGTCGGCGTTCGTCAGCCAGATCGCGGCATGACGATCCAGCCATTCCGTCTCGGCGGTGTCCGGCAGGAACTGCTTCGACAGCCAGTCGAGATAGAGCAGCGTCAGGTAGCAGAGCCCGGCCTGCCCGTCCGCCAGTCCGCGCGCTAGGCTGTTCGGGAGGAGAACGCCGACCGACAGGGTAGCCGCCAGCGTGTCCCGGACCTGCTTGCGCACGTCCGTGAGCGTCGGTGTGGTCCAGGTCATGCGTTCCCGATCTCGTCCCAGAGGCTCTGGAATTCCAGTTCAATCGCGCTCTTCGGCCCACGGTAGATCACCACCCGGGCGTCGATCCGCCCGAGGCCGTTCCGCTCGGCGGTGACTGTCACCTTGGAGGCGATCTTCTTCTCCACGAACGGCTGCAGCGCTTCCCGGATATACTGCTCTACGCGGGCCACCGTGCTGCCCGACCGGGCGTTCTGGCCGGTGATCTTCGCCCGCTCCAGGAGCCAGAGCCGCGAGCCGATCGACCAGCCGCCCCAGATGGTCGCGGCGTCCGTGTCGCCCCACCAGCCGCGGCGATCATCGCTGTTCAGGTCCGGCAGTTCATCATCCGCATTCGCGGTCCGGTCGGTGCCGAGCGCGACCAGCACCGCGGAGCGCAGCGCCTGCGTCTCGTCCAGCTGGCCGCTCGGCGTCTGCAGCAGATCCATCGTGAACCCGTCTTGCAGCGCGCCAGTCTTGAGGTGGAGGTCTGTCATCAAGTCCTCCACCTCCGTCGACCATTGGCTCAGTCAACGTCATAAGAAACAGAGTGATGCGTTCACTTCTTTTGCGGTGTACCGCTTTCTTCTGCGAATTCAGCGAACTGCTCCACCGATACGCGAAACCACGAGTGCTTCCCTTTCGGGCTCCACAAAAGCCCGCTGGCCTTCACCCGCACAGTCCCAATCTTTTTTCCATCTTCCAGGATTTCAAAATCCTCAGACTGGGCGCGCTGAATTGTCTTCTTTCCCATTTCTGCCTCCGCTCTGATCGGCGGCATATTAGGACATCGGCTCAGGGAAAAGGTCGATAGACTATAAAGCCACTACACCGAGATATTCGAAGGCGGCCCAGACGTATCGCTGCCGGCCTTCACACCGGTGTGCTGATGATCCGAGCCGATGCTCTTGCCGTTGTGCTTGATCGTCCCGCCCTGGATATCGACCCCGTCCGGGCTAAGTGTGAACGTCACGCTGCCGACAGTGAGGGTCAGCTTCTTCGGGCTGGTGACCGCGATCCCGTCGCGGGTCAGATGGACCAGCTGTTCCTGATCGTCATGAAGCCCCACCTCGCCCGCTTGGCTGTTCTGCGGTCGGTGGCGGCGGTCGGCAATGGCGAGCGCAATGGGATGCGACCGGCTGCCACCAAGGAATCCGACCAGCGCCTCGGCGCCTTCCAGCGGCACGGAGAAGAAGCCGTAGGGGTGCCAGTGCTCCACCGCCTCATGCGCTTCGTCGTGCAGGATGCGAACGGCGACCGACTGCATCTTCGTGGCGTCGTTCGGCGCCTTCAGCACGGCACGGGCCAGCCCGAGCAAGCCGCGCCCGGCGATGTCGCGGACGCTGTTCCTCATGTGCTGGTCGTTCCTGTCGAGCTTGCCTGGGTGTCCGGCGCGTCTGCCTTCGCCTTGCCGTTCGGCGTGGCGCTGGCGAAGGGCTCGCCGTCTGGAACGATGCCTGTAGGCCCGCCGAATCCCTTCAACGCGTTCTGGGTGACCAGATCGAGCGTCGTCGTCGTCCCGCCCTGGTCCTGGCTGAACTCGACGCCGCAGACGGTCAGGTCGGCATCGATCATCATCATGTCCGACTTCACCTTCACCTGGAGGCCGATGTCCCAAAGACCTCCACTGGATCGGAGCCAGCCCGGTACCGTAACCCGGACCTGGATGGTCTCGCCCGCTTCCATTGCGGCTTCGGCGTTCACGCGCTCGACGATGTCTTCCCGCGTGCCCGGATGCTCCGCCACGAAGACCAGCGGCCGGTATCGTTTGACGTTTGTGTTCTTCAGCGTCGCGGAAACATCACGCGAATCCTCACCGAAGGCCTTGTCGCTGCCGGGACGCTGCGTCACGCCCCGGAGCGTGTTGTGCAACCCCTGCATATTGATGATGCATGAGCCGGAGAGGATGTTCTTTCCCTCCTCCAGCGTGTCACCGTCGTTTTGGATGAAGCCCTGCTTCATCGCCACGACCGCGCCGCCGGCGTCGCCGCCGATGGTGATGCCGCGTACCCGCGCCATGCGATCAAGCGCTTCGGCCACAGTCTCGCCGGTCTGGATGGCGAAGTTCTCGAACGGCTTCAGGGCGTTTGCATCGAGGCCATAGGTCTTCAACTGCAGGCCGAAAGGCTTCAGCAGCGCCTTCGAAATCTGCTCGAAGTTGTAGCCGCGGAACTGGCCGCTGCCAGCGATCGCAGAGCAGTCCACGATGTCGTAATCCAGAGACGTCCCTGACAACACGATGCCATGCACACGCTCGTTGAACGCCACCTGCCTGGTGTCGACGAAGCCGGTCAGCGCCCGCACCCCGGCGAGGAAGATCTCGCACCCGTCGCCCGGCTTCACCCGCGACTTCGTGTAGGTCGAGGCGCTCGGGTTGGCTTCGGTCTCGCTCACGGAGAAGCGGAACGTGCGAGCCGGCGAGCGCGCATAGACGGCAGAGACGGAAACCGTCTCCCAGTCGCGCAGGCGCTGACCGTTGACCACGATCTCGGCAATCTCGTTGGCCTTGGGCATCCGCTACTCCGAAAGCGCCCGTAGTGCCGCCGGCATGAAGGCCGGATGCATGGGCTTGTTCTCCGCGATCAGCTCCGATGCCCGGCCGGCGTCCTGGTAGAGCCGCTGGGCCAGCGTCAGCGCCGGGAAGGACTTCGGATAGGTCACCTTCACAATGCGCGGCAGCGTGTAGGAGAGCGTCGACAGAAACCGCGTCACCGCCGCGTGCAACTCCACTAGCGTCCGGTACGTCTCCGTCTCCATGGCGTCGGCCGCGGTATTCTCGGCCGCCTCGAATGCGGTGTTGAACCGGTCCTGCAGGCTCTCAACCTCATCCCGGCTGGAGAGGGTCGAAGCGAACAGGATTGCCGCCTCCTGCACCAGCGCCAGGCGCACGGAGAAGGTCTGCACGATCAACCCGGGCTTGCCGCTCGGGCTCATATCCTGAACCGTCTCGCGCACCGTGCGCATCGTATCCAGCGTCGCGCCTGCCGCCGTGGCGAGATCGAAACAGTTGGACAGGTCGTCGGCTGCTGCCCCTGAAATCAGACGCGCGCTGGCCGAAGCCGAGAGGTCGCCGATCGCATAATGCAGGTCAGCCGCATCCTCGCCTGTCGCGGTGATCGACGCCCGGAGCGCATCCAGCACCGAGCCGAGAACGCTCACGGCTTCCTTCAGGAGCGTGTTCCTCATGCCTCGATCGTCCAGGTGTCGCTGGTCTCTAGCTGGCTTTGCGCCGAGGACGTGGCGGCGCTCTTCGCGCTCGTGGCCTTCGTCGTACCCTGGGAGGCGGTGTCGTCCTGGAGCACCGTGTCAGCCGCTTCGCCCGCCTCGACGAAGTTGATCTCGAGGGCACAATAGCCGCCGTGCGTCCGCTCCTCCGTGACGTTGTAGCCGACACAGACGACCGTCTCCTCGCCAAGCGAAGGATGGATCAGGAGGCCGGAGCCTTCCTGCTCCAACGCGGTGATCAGCGCATCCCGGTCGTCGAGATAATAAGGGCCGATGCAGTAGGCCGAGATCGTGACGCGCTTCGCCGCCCGACCCATGTCCTCGGCATAGGGCGTGTCGCGCTTGGGAAACTCATGCAGCGCGACCCGGCGGCCGCCCTGCCTCGTATCCTGCTCGACCTTGAAGCCGGCGCCGCGAAACGACGCCGGCCGCAGCCGCGCGCGCCAAGGGGTTTCGGGATAGGCCATATCGGATTTCCTCAGGCCGGGGTCGGCGCATTGTAGAAGTGGCGGCGCGTGTCGACCCGCTCGAACAGGCCCTCGGCGCTGGCCGACACCGTCGTTCCGCGCGGTGCGTTCACGTCGACCTTCAGGTGCGCCTTGCCGCGCACGTCGTGACGCTGCACCTCGGCACGTTCTCGGCGCTTCATAGCGTCATTCGCGGTCGCGACATCCTCGTCAAATTTGCCGTTCGCAAGCCGGCGCGCATTGGCGATCCGCTTGGCAACCTCGGCCGAAGGGTTGGCCGGCACCTCGAAGCGACGGACGCCGACATTGACCGCATCCTCCATTGAGTGGGCCGCCATCATGTCGTTCCAGACCTTGGCATACGGCCCCTTCATCTCGCGTTTGAAGAACTGCTGCTGGATGCCGATGTCGGTCCATGCTTTTCCCTGTTTCGCCGCGAAAGCGCGCAGCGCGGCCCAGCGTTCGTTGTGCCACTGCGCGGTGCCGCCGCTGGTTCCGTGGTCGCCGATGATGCCCGGGTCAAGACCTTGGCCACTCTCGCCCTGGAGCATGCCGACGATCGCCGCGGCCTTGTCCTTGGTTGCTCCCATATCGTGCATGAGGAAGTTCATCCACGACCCGGCGTTCTTGCTGCTGCCGCTGTACTTCGTCCCTTTGTCGGCGCCCGGCCCCGGCATGTAGGTGCCGCCACCCGCTCCGCCACGGGAGAGTCCACCGCCGCGTCCGCCGCTGGCGATGTCCGCGCCCGTCACACCGCCGAGACTGACCCGCTGCAGAAGAGCGCCACGGCGCGCCGCGCCCCCGCCCTGCCCGCCGAAGCCGAAGCCGTCGCCGGTGAAGGACTCCTTCTGGATGCCATCCTTGAAGGTGTCGTACATTTCCTTGCCGGCAGCGGTGCCCTGCGCCTTGCCGATCTCCGCGGCGCGCTTCTTCATGTCGTCCATCTCCTCCTGGAGCTGGTCACGAAGAAGCTCTTTCTCCTTCTCCGCCGCGCTTTGATCCCCGGAGCCCTGGGCCTTCGAGATCTCTGCATTCAGCGAGTCGAGGCGCTTCTGAATGGCTTCGGTGCGGACGCGGACGCCGCCGGCCGTTTGAGCGCCGGTGACGGAATCCGTCCAGTTGGCGAGATCCCCGATCGCCCGGATCGTCGCCGCGACGGCATGGGCAACGCCGAGAATGGCGTCGCCGACGGTCTTGATGTCGCTCCCGATCTCCTTCCAGGGCGCCTGCTTCAAGCCATCGGCCATCCAGTGGATGGAATCGCCGATGTTGCGTGCTACCTGGTCCCGGTTCGCGATGAGGTATTCGTGAATGCCGCCGAGCAGTTCGTTGATCTCCGGCAGCACGTCCGCAGCAATCGCATCCCGGAGGCCGATGAGATCCTGCTTCATTGTCAGCAGAAAGTCCGAGAACTCTTTGCCAGCAGCAAGCTGGTCGCCGCTGATCGTGCCGAGTGACTCTATGACCTCAGAAAGCGCTTTACGCCAACCCTCGGCACCCTCCATGCCGAGCTTCGCCATATCGGCGTTACCGAGAAGAGCCTGGGCGAACAGGCGCTGCTGAGCTGGATCCTGGATCTTCAGGAGCGCGGCGATTGCCACACTGAGCGCTTCAGTGTTGTCATTGGATTCCAGCAATCCCTTCAATACCGCTGGATTACTGTCGCGCAGCTGCGCGTAAACTTCGCCGGTGTGATGCCGGATCTCGTTCATCCGATCGGCGAACGACACGACGCCCGACATGATCTGGCTCTGCGAGAGCCCGAATTTTTCGCCGACGCCCTCCAGTTCACGGAGGCGCTGCGCAGTAATCCCGGTCTGCCTGGCGAAGTCCAGCAGCTCGCTGGAGCGCTCGCCGAAGCCCTTGAAGGTCTCGATCAGGCCAGCAACGACGCCCGTCACCGAGAGTGCCGTCACGCCAAAGGCGCTCAGCCCCGTGGCGAGACCCGCCTGGATCACCTCCTTCGGGCTCATGGCCTCCTTGAGGCCGTCCATCTGCTTCTTCAGCGCCTCGACGCCCGGCTGCTTGCCGATACCGCGCAGCTGAGCCTGGATCTGCCGCAGAGGCCCGGACGCCTGGTCCCGTACCGTCGCGGTCATGCGCAACTGTTCGTCAGCCATCCTCGCCCTCGTCGGCTTCTTGGATCATGCGACCCGTCCAGTGCAGATCTCGCTGCAGCCCTGAGATCGGCTTAATCAGGAACACCGACGGGTCGGTGCCGTAAAATCTGGCCAGCCGGTAAGCGGAGAGGATTAGCTCCTCATGTCCGGCAGAAAAAAACCGGAGATCGCCAGCGCGCAGGTGTTCCAGTCTGACGCGGTGATGCGGCCGATCACGAACGGAGGCACGTTGGCGAGAGCCGACAGCATAGCCGTCATGGCCTTCGCCTCGTAGCTGATCTTGGGATCGCCATTGATCAGGTCGAGGTTCACGGGATTTCCGTGGCGTTGAATGTCAGCGCCGGTTGGCTCCCGGAAGACGAGTTCCGCGATCTCACCGTTCGGACCTTCGACCGGCCGCTTGAGCTTCACGCGCAACTTTCCGTCGCCTACCGCTTCCGCAGTAACCGCTGTATCGTTCTCGGGCATAAAAACCTCGGGGGATTTGATGAAACTGCTTCAGCTGCTCGTCATTGCAGCGCTCTCAGGAGGCGTCATTTCGGAGCGGGGTGAGGCCGAAACAGTGGCCCGCCCTGTGGGAGGCTCACTTCAGACTTTGCCTCAAAAGTACAATGCGGCAGCAAAGGATCTGGGCGTGGCCAGCCACATGCTCGCGGGCAGTTGCCACGCGATCAAAACGACGCCCACCAGTCTTTGTTCTGTCGCCATCACCGACGTGAGCAGCGCCAACATCCTGATCCTCAGTGGAGAACACGATCAAGAGATCCAGAACTTTGGCCTGATTTGGCATCGCCCTTTGCCGCCGATCAGCGAGATGAAGAACACGATTCGAGTGCTTCTTCAGACAGTGGATCAGCAGGGCCAAAGTGATGACCTAGAACTCGCTGTGCAGGAGCTCACGGCTGACCTGACTTTGCCCGGAAGCAATGACCTGCGACGAGAGATCACCTTAAACGGAACAGTGTGGCAGATGAGTGCGGACCGGGATTCGGCTCTCCTTGACGTTCGTCGTCCGGGCAAAGTTCCTGGTGCGCCAGACGTTGGTGATCCCGACGACTACGTGGACCCGTTCAAGTAGGGCGGGCAGAGGCCGCCCCGTCTCACATCTCGTCGCAGCTGACACCCTCGAACCGAACGGTGGTCTGCCCGTCGCGGGTGTTGAGCTCCATCGCCGCCGCGCACCAGGCTTCCCGCAGGACATAGGTCTTGCCGTTGGCGAGCTCCGCGGTGACCGTCGCGTTGGTGACGGCGCGGATCGTCTCGATGGAGATGTCCTCCGTCAGCGAGATATCGCCGGAGATGTACGGCACCCGAGGCGTCTCGGAGTAGCCGTGCACGGAGTCCTGGCCGGCGATGCCGGCGCGCTCGATCGCATCCGGGCTGACGGTGAAGTTGCCGCGCAGCGGGTACTGGGTGCCGTCCACGAAGAGGTAGGCGATGCCCGCAATTCTCTTGGCCATGTCGCCCTCCCCTTAGTCCGTCACAGTGCCGCGGTTCGCCTGAAGCCGGAACTGGTTCAGGACGTAGAAAATCCGCAGCTGGTTGATGATATCGGGCGGGAACAGGACGTTCACCCGGTTCGGGTTGTCGTTGTCCCGCTCCACGATCAGGTTCGTCTTGAACCAGTCGGTGTTCTCCACGAGGCCGTCGTACTCCATGCCGCGATACTCGGCGACGAGCTCGGCCTTGATGACATTGGGCGTGACGATCGCCTGGCCGGCGCCGAACTTGGTGCCGTTGTCCGCCAGCTTGTGGCGCGGATACTTCGAGGTGATCGCCGCGCGCTGCCGGCGCATGATGGTCATCAGCGTGGCGAGCGTGGTCACGAGCTCGTAGGCGTCATCCGCCTGGCCGTACTCGTTGAACTGGTAGGTCGTCTGCTCCCGCAGGATCTGCGGATAGCCGGCGGAGCCTGTCTTCTGGATCGCCAACCCCACGCCGGCGATGGCGTTCAGCTCGGAGATCAGGAAGCGGTCGGACTTCGGCGCCGGCTGGATGCCGGTCAGGTCGAGGGTCTGCAGCGGGCGTGCGGGGTCAGCGATCAGCGCGGCCGCCGCCTGGGCGGTATAGGCCGCTGCAGCCTCCCACATCGGCACCGGCGTCGAAGTCTCGAAGGCGAGCACCGAGATGGCCGGGACGTTGTTGTCCGGGCCCCAGGCGAGCAGCCCGGAATAGGAGCCGCGCCGGGCGGAGAAGACCATGCCGTAGATCTGCCGCATCCAGCCCCAGCGGCCGGTCTGGCCGAAGCCGTATTCCGTACCCCAGGCCGAGAGGCTGCCGGTGTCCGTGAACGGCATGCCGACGAAGTCGTACTGCTCGTCGCCAAGCTTGGCGATCGCTGTGGACCAGTCGGGCACGCCGGTGCCGCCGGCCAGCACGTTGTCCGTGGGATAGGTCACGGCCATGCCGGTCGGCAGGCTCTCGCCACCGCGCAGGCCGAGGATGCTGTCCTCGATGCGGATGTCGTTGCCGTCGATCCCCTTGAACTTGGCGGTCAGGCTTACCGCGGCCGTGTTCGTGCCGTCGACCGCCGCCGTGACGCTCAGCGTGCCAACCGCGTTCACCGCAGCAGCGATCGCCTCGGCCACGTCGGCCAGCGTGTCGTCGTCAGTGATGGCAACGGAGATCTTCTGGCCGCCGATGTAGAGCGCGTAGGTGCCCGACGCAGTCGGCACCGACGTGACGGTGATCGAGCCCTTGGCGGCGACGCCGGCTGCCGGTTCGTCGATCGGCAGGCAGTAGAGCGTGGTCGAGGCGTTGATCGCCAGGAAGGCGGCGACCATGCGCTCTAGCATGGAGCCTTCGCCGAACTGCTTCTTGGCGGTCGCCACGGAGCTGATGGCGATCGGGATGTTCGCGGGCGCGATGCCGTTGGCCAGCTTTGTTCCGACGAGGAGCGCCGGCTGGTCAGTCGAGGCGAGGCCAGCTTCGGAGCCGTCCACCTCGACATAGTAGAGCGGCGGCTTCCAGTTGGCGGGAAACGTGAGTGCGCTGACGGCCATGGATCAGGTTCCCGTCGTGGTGGAGGCCGACGCGGTGTCCGCGGCCTTGGTGGTCGTGGAGGAAGCGGCAGGAGCCGCCGCCGTGGACGCGGCCGTGCTTGCGGCAGTCGTGCCCGTGCTTGCGGCGGACGTCGCGTCGGCAGTCGAAGCCGTTCCCGAGGTCACGGCCGCGCTCGTATCGCTCGCCTTCTCCGCGTCCGGATCGAATTCCTCGATGTCGCCGTCGGCGATGCGGCGCCGGGTGAAGGCGTCGTCCAGCCAGCGGCGGCCGGAGTCGCGGATCGGACCGCTCACGGGATGCGCGAGCGTGGAGCCCGGCGTCTTCGGCCGGACCCAGATCTTGGTCGTCATGGATTCTGCTCCTGGTCCCAATGGGCCGAGATGGCCGGAGACGTGTCGTGGTCGGACGGGCGCGCGGTGACGTTGGCGCCGAGGTAATCGTCGGGGATCACCGGCGGCCAATCGGTGCGGAAGACGACGGTGAACTCCACCCGCGCTTCGGCCAGCAGGCGGTCGCCCTTGCCGGGGAAGGCGATGGAGGAACCGACGCTGGAGAAACCTTCGATCTCGCGGTTGAACGACGCGCTCTTGAGCAGCGCGTTCATGATGTCCGCGGCGCGCGTGCGCGCATCTGCCTCCAGGGCGCCGGGCTTGGCTTCGCCGATCGACGAAACGCCGAGCGTCAGTTCATTGACGAAGCGCGGCTCGCCCGCATCCAGGTCGCCGTCCGCGTTCATCTGTTCGCGGATGAAGAAGGCGCCCAGAACCGGAAACGCGTCATCCTGGTCGGGCAGCGCCCGGTCCTTGCGATAGGTGACGTAGCCGGGGATCGCCTTCAGGATATCGAAGGCTGCGTCGAGAATATCGGCCGCCTCAGGTGTCATTGCTGACGCCCATCAGCACGAGATCCGCGCCACCCTGCCCGTCGCCGTTCACGTCGAAGACGAAGAACGTCCCGAGCGCCGGCGCGGAGAGATAGGCGGGAATCGTGATCTGGTCCCCTTGGACCGGTGCGACCGAGAACTCCGAAAGCCGGATGCCGAGCGTCGGGACATTGGTGGAGATCACCTCGCCGCCTTCTGTCTGGATCGTGTCCGGCTTGCTGGCCCATACGCCGCGCGCCGAATAGGCGAAGACACCTGGCTGAGAGTTGACCGGATCGATGATGATGGGACGCGAGAAGGCGTCCATCGCCGGCGTCAGCACGAGGGCGTCAAAGTCGATCATGGCACCTCTGAAAAGCGAAGGGGCGCCGAAGCGCCCCATCCGCAGGTAAGCCGCTGGAGGTCGGCTATTTCGTCTTGGCGGTCGTGGCCGCCGTGGTGGCGTCGGTCGCGGCAGCGTTCGTGCTGGCGGTCGTCGCCTCGGTGGTCGCCGAAGCGCCGGTGTTGCTAGCGTCCGCGACCTTGATCTTGGTATCGCCGGTCGTGTCGGCGCCCGTCTTCGGATCGGTCTGCTTGGCGGTGTTGGTGGTCGTGTCGACCGTGACGTTGCCGGCGTTCAGATCCTGCGGCGAGGTGCCCTCCGCCGCCTCGGCGACACCGAAGGCAATCAGGCGCTTGGCCTGGCCCTCGTCCTCGATATCGACCTCGTCGCCGGCGACATACAGCTTCCCGCCATAGGGCAGGTTCTTGCGTGCGATGATCTTCATGACCGTCTCCGTTATGCCGTGCCGGCCTTGCCCTTGATCAGGGTCTTGGGCCGCGTGCAGTAGGTGAGCGCGTTGGTCTGGCTTTCCAGCGAGCGCCCCTTGCCGTTGGGCATCGGGAACTGCTTGGCGTACCGCGGCAGGCCGAGGGTGTTGACGGTCTCCTCGTAATCGGCCGGGCCATAGACCGTCCGGAAGAGACCGGGAACACCGGTCGGGAAGAAGTGCGCCTCGTCCGGCTCGATGAAGGAGGTGCCGTTCACCGCGCCGCGATAGTTCTCGAAGGTGATGCCGCCGAACTCGAAGCTCTGGTAGGCGTAGCCCTCGCGCAGCGCCCGCGCTTCCGGCTGGTTCAGGAAGGAAGCGCGAACCTCCTTGTTGGCCAGCAGGCCATCCATGAAGTCATCGCCGACGATCGCGTAGACGCCGGTGAGCGGGATGAAGCCAAGCGCGTCGGAGATCGTGCGGACGACCTGGGCGCAGGCCTTGCGCAGCGCGCCGCCGGCGGCATCGGTCGTGTTGGACAGGTCGAAGTAGACCGTGTCCTGCGCGGTGACGCCGAACTCGTCGTAGAGGTCGAGCGTGGTGCCGTCGGCATAGGCCACGACGCCCATGACGGCGCCCATGCGCGAGAACTCCAGCGTCACGTCCAGCGACTGGGCGTGCAATGCCAGGCGGCCATCGACAAACTGCTGGATGCCCAGCAAGGCGTTGGTGGAGCCGAAGGCGCGAACACCCTGGACCTCGTCCGCCATGACGGCATCGTCGATCTGGAAATGCGGGATGGTGATCTTGCGCATGTTGCGCTTCGGCTTGTCGAGGGTGATGCCAGGCCCGCCGCGCGGCGTCGGCGGCACCAGCGTCAGGATGCCGTTCTGCTCTTCGATCGCGACGGACAGCGCCGCCGTGCCGGTCTCGGTGAAGAGACCCATGGCGCCGAGGCGGCCCGGCGCGAAGGGCTGGTTGTTGATGCTGTCGGTGAGCGCGATTACCGAGAACGCATCGCCGTTGAAGATATCCAGGAAATTGTCCACGGAACCGGTCTCCGATTGAGGTTGGATCCGCGTCAGCGGACGATGATGCCGGCCTCGGCGAGGCTGGCGATCTTGGTGGTCTTGTCGGCGGCGGCGGTGACCGACGCGTCATAGGTGAGGATGTTGCCGTTCACCTCAGCATCGCGGGTAATGGCCGCGACCTCGGCATCAGCATCGGTTGCATCGACGCCGTAGAGGATGATGGCGGACGCCGTCTCGGAGCCGTCGGTGGCCGTGGTGGCGCTGCCCAGATACTTCTTGGAAGCGGTCACCTTACCGACCACGGTGCCGGGAATGAGCTTTCCGGCGCCGGCGGCAATGACGATGTTGTCGCGCGAGCGGTGGAAGTTCGCCTCGCTCATCACGAATTCGGTCGGGCGGCGCCCTTCAACCAGGACCTGAGCCATGGGGCAGTTCTCCTCAGTGCTTCCGGGCGCGGGCTGCGTCGACCGCGGCCTGGCGCTTGGCGAAGATCGCCTGGCTGTCGATGGTGCGGGGCTTGGCAGCCTCGGCGGCGGCCTCCGGCGCGTCGGCTCCCACGTTCGGGTTGCCGTTGGCGCGCATCCGGGCTTCGAACTCGCTGGTCCGGGTCGTGGGCGCTCCGGCAGGAGCCTTGGCCAGCATCGCCTTGATCTGGTCTTCCGGCATGTCGGAATCGACGAGCGCTTCGGCGAGCGCTTCACGACCCTTCGCCTCTTCCATGGCCATGACGCTGTCGCGCCGGGCCTTGTACCTGGCGACGGCATCCTTGCCGGCGTCCAGCTTGGCCTTCTCGAGGGTGGCGGTGGCCTCCGCCGTAGTCGGATCCGTCATGGAATGTTCCCTGCGTTGACGGGGTGACGCGGACGCGGAGGCGGCCGCCTGGTGCTTGGCATCCTGCAGACGCCAATTCTTCTTGCTGGCGAGCGCCTTCAGGCGCTGCGGTGCTTGCGCGTAGGCGCGGTAATCGAAGGCGGCGACAGGCTTGGCCTTGTCGTCGCTGGTCCCGTCGGCAAAGCCTTCCGCAACCGCCTCATCCGGCGAGTACCAGCGTTCGGCCTTCATGATGGCCCGGCACTCGTCCTCGGTCTTCCCGCACTTCGCCGCGTAGACGCGGGCGTAGGATGTTGCGAGCGCTTCAAGCGCCTCGACCGTCTTGTTGTGGTCGTCGGCCGTGCCCGCGGTGAACCCCGAGGGATCGTGGATCATCAGCACCGACCCGGCCGACATGGTCACGGTATCGCCGGCCATCGCGATCAGGCTGGCGGCCGACGCCGCAACCCCGTCGACGACGATATTGGTGGTCCCAGCCCGACGTGAGAGGAGCGCATGAATGGCCGCTCCCTCGGAAGCGTAACCGCCGCCGCTATTCAGGTAGACGGTCAGCGGAGCCGCTTCGTCCACTTGCCCGAGCGCTTCGACGACGTCGCCGTGGGTGAAGCCATCCCCGAACAGGAAATCGCCCACGTCGCCGGTGAGCGTCAGCTCGCCATTCTTCAGACTTGCAGCCATTTATGCGGCCTTTTCCTCTGCTGCGCGGTCGGCCGCGTCCTGGGCATCCTGGTTGGCGACCACAGCCGCGACGTCCGCCGGTCCTTGATGCGGGCGCGGAATACCGAGCTCGTCGGCATAGGCGTTCTCGCGCGCCTGCTGCTCCATCTCCTCGCGCCAGTCGCGGCCCTGCTCGGCCGCTTCGTCCTCAAGCGACGAGATGCCGATATCCATGCGGATCTTGGCGGCGTTGGCTTCCTTGACCGGATCGATCCAGCCGCGGCCGGCGAACACCCACTTGCAGCGGGTCCACGCAATCTGGTTGCGGTAGTAGTCGTCGGGCGTGCAATCCGGGATCAGGCCGCGGTTGACCGCCTCTTCGAACCAGAATTCATCAACGCTGTATTTTCAATGACTTACGCGAGAAAATTCGCGTTCATGTCGCGTCGAGGCTTACTCCGTGTCGCCTCAAACGATCATCGTTAGCCGCGGAGGCTGCTTTCGATGGCGGTCGCTGCCGCCTCTTCGAGGCCGTCTCCCGGGAAGAGATGCCCATATCGATCGAAGGTGATCGTGATTGAGGCGTGCCCCATCAGGTACTGCACGCGCTTCGGCGGGAGGCCCTGCTCGATGAAGAGACTGGCGGCAAAATGCCGGAGTGCATGGAAGTGGTACCGGTTCCTCCCTTCCGAGGTCAGCAGTTTGGCTTGCCCCAACAGCCGGGGCCACTCCGTTTTGTGGAAGTTCGGAGTTGAAAGGGGCGTGCCGTTTCTCGATGCCAGCACGAGACCCTTCCTGTTCGGCTTGGAGGCGAGCTTCCACTCCTTCAGCTTCTTGAGAAGCATGGGCGGGATCGGTACGTCGCGCACACCTGCCCGCGACTTCGGCTCCTTGATATCGCCCCACCGGTTTGCGCTATGCCGGACGCGGATGATCCGTTTCTCGAAGTCCACGTTCGACCACATGAGGGCGAAGATCTCGCCCTCGCGCATACCCGTGAAGACGGCGATCTCCGCCGCAAGGCAGGCGCGACCTACCTCCCCCATGCCGATGATCGCCGTCTCAGCAATCTCCAGCACCCGACGCACCTCCTCCTTGGTCGGGATCTCCAAGCGTTCGGACGGCATAGCAGCCACTCTCGGGGGAGCTTCCTTGACCACGTTCCTCGCCACCAAGCCGCTGCGCTGCGCTTCGGTGATGGCCTGCCGAAAGCACTGCAGTATATGCGCCATGATCCAAGGCGAGCGCGGGTCATCCTTGTCGGCTCTGAGCCCGTCGACCCACTCCTGCACCATCGGAGCCGAAAGGCGGGACAACTTCACGTTGCCGATCAAGGGGTCGATATGCTTCCGGATGATACCTCGCCGCGCCGCGAGGGTCGTGCGGGCGATACCATCCTTCTCCCGGTACCGACGCTCGCAGATGTCGAGGTAGCGAGCACATGCTTCGCGGACCGTGATCGACTCCGAGTCCGGCGTGTGAATGCCCTTCTCGACTTCGGTTTCCACTTGGGTCCGGTACCGATCGGCATCCTTCTTCTTGTCGAAGGTCTTCAGCCGGCGCTTACCGCCTTGATCCGTATAGGCGACGATCCACGCCTCCCGGTCGGCGCCATCTGGCGCGACCCACTTCCGCTTTCTGACACTTGCCACGTGTGCTTCTCCTTTCAGTGTTGAGCCGGCCGATCCACGATCAGCTCGGACAGTTTCGCGAGGCCCTTGGGGGTGACCCGGACCTGCGTGACGGTGAGCAGGTCACCGTTCTCTCGCGGGACACGCGCGAGCTTGTGCTCCAGCAATCCGGCCTGGAGCTTTGTCTGGTAGGCGAGTTCCCGACCGTCGCCAGAACGATAGATCCAGCTGTGCGCCCGGAGCCACGTGAATAGCTCCTTCGGCCCGACCTGCAGCGTCTTGGCCGCGGCCGTCACGGTCAGCGATCCCGACGTGCTGGCTATCCGGTCGAAGCCTTCGGCCTTGGGCGCCAGTTGCTCGACCTGCCCTTCCAGCGTGATCACGCGCTCCGAATAATCGGCGAGCGCGCGCCGGAGCGTGGCGGGATCGTTCAGCAAGGCTGCAACGTCCTGGCTACCGCGCCTGAGCTCGGCCTCCATGGTGTTGAAGGTCTCGATGTACCGGAGCTTCCACTTGAGCGCCTTGGCTCCGGTGAAGCCCATGGCGAGCAGCGTGAAGCCGTCCCGGTCCATGTCGAAGCTGCGGTAGGTTTGACCGGTCGAGGCCTCGATGAAGGGGGTCTGCGTAAAACTGCGCAGACCCAAATCCGGCTCTTGCTGGAGCAGGTTGCCGACCGCCCGCAGCACGTCGCGATGGTTCTTCTCGAAGACGCGCGCGACCTCCCGGCTGTTCGTCCGGGCGGTCCCGTCCTGGTAGAAGACGACGGGCTGGCTCTCGGCTTGGCGCTGATCGGCAGGGACCAGAGCGCCACCGACGTTCTCGGTTGATGCTTCCATGATGATCTCCTGATGTGCCCCGCCGCCGCCAGCGACGGGGCGGATGGATCAGAGGTGGGGCCGGTTTTCCGCGATGTAGTCGCAGAGGCTGTCGGTCCAGCGATCAACCTGCTTTGCGCGTCGGCGGAGTGTCGTCTCCGCTTCACTCACCGCTCGCGACCACACGTCCGGAAAGCCCTCGCGGTAGCCGTAGCCGAAACCGGAGATGCGCAGCGACACGTAGGAAAAGCCAAGCGCTTCCATCTCGGACACGAACTCGGCCGGAGTGATCGGACGCTCACGAGACAAAGCAGCTCCGCCGACTGCCGCGAGCAAGGGCAGCGCCGCCAGCCCTTGAAGGACAGCGCGGCGATTGGGGGACAGGTCAGGCATGAGCCCGCTCCCACTCTCCAAAAGCACCGGACGCCCAACCGAGGGCGGGCTCCAGATCAGCGTCGTCGCGCTCACGATCATCGTGCTCGCTGACCGGCTCGCACTCGTCCATCTGCGGATTGAGCGCTGCCGCTTCCGAGCCGCAGGACGGTTCCAGATCGGAATCGCCTTCGCTCTCGTCGAGCAGATCAATGAGGTTGCCCACGGCCTCAAGCTGAAGACGGCGCAGCGCGGAGATGCCGCTGCGCATACGTGCCTCGTCGGCGTCGTGAAGGTCGGGGGAGAATGGAAGAGGACGGTCAGACAGGAGGCAGTGCGCCACCCGGATCTGTGTGGTGTTGAACATGGTTTGCTCTGTGGTCTGACCGGCTTCTCAGGGCCGGGTGCCAGCGAACAGCACTGGCGCCGGGAGGCTGAGAACACGCCACAGAGAACGTGCCCGACCGTCTTCCCCTTTCGGGTCTTGTATAACGGGCGGACTCCCGGCATAGTGGTACCGGTCGCGCCCCAATACAAATTCGGGCACGTTGTTATCGGCGGCACTTCTCCCGGCAAGGAGACACGCCAACGCTCTGTGGTGAGGATCGGCCCGGCAAGGCCAAGTCCTCGGGAGTTCTCAGGCTCCACAGACGACCCTGACCTATTCGCGCATCACTTTCAAGATGGTCGCCCCTCCGGGGAGCGAACGCTTGCGCGCGTTCGTAGAGTTGCTGCAGCCTGAACCTTGGGCAGAACAAGGGATTCGTAGTGTCCCACGGCAGCTTTCTACCTTCGTGGTTTGCGGATCTTGGATCGCTGATCGGCTTCATGACCGGCGCAGGCGCGTTGGTTGCCGCAGCGCTCCGCAGCCGTCCGATGATGTGGCTCGAGCGAGCACCTGACGAGAGCTCCAGCGCGCCGCTTCAGATCACCGTTCGGAATAAGACACCGCGGCCGATCGTCGTTGACCGGATAATTATCTGGCCCGCTGGCGCCTTCAGGGTCGCCGGTGGCCGCAGTACCCGCCACACGGTCAATCATGTTCTTAGAGGCCGCCTGAACGCCATCGTTGAGGATGCTTCCACGGACAGCTTTCGCCTCGTTGTATGGGAGCGGCCCGATCCGAAGACGCTCCTGGTTTTGGTGCTTTGGTCACGGCTGGGGGGATGGCCCTGCGCTGGGCTTCCCCGCTTGATCTTTACCCGCCGGCTGTGGTTGCAAGATCTCCAATGGGCCGCCCGAAGAGAGACCGACTGACTCCCCCTTGTTCCCAATTCGGGAACACTCTAACTTAGGCCGGCATGGACGTCGTTGCCCGATCCACTCTCCACCGCTTCATGATCCAACACGCCGACGCGGCCGCATCGGCAAGTTATTGGCTAACTGTGACGACCGCGGCGAAGTGGCAAAGCATGAACGACGTCTCGCAGAGCTTCTCGAAGGCAAAGGTCATTGACGCAAAGCGGGTGCGCTTCGAAATCGGTAGTCAGTACCGGTTGATCGCTGGTGTCGACTTCCGGCGTCAGAAGCTCTTCATCAAATTCATCGGCACGCATGCCGAATATGACGCGGTGGACGCTGCCACCGTGTCTATGTTCTGAGGAGGCAGCGATGGACGTTCGCCCGATCCGTACAGAAGAAGACCTCCGTTGGGCCCTGGGTGAGATCGAACGGCTTTGGGAGGCTGAGCCCGGCACCGAAGAAGGCGATCGCCTGGACGTGCTCACCACCCTTGTCAGTGCTTATGAGGACGAGCACTGTGCGATTCCGGAGGCGGACCCCGTTGACGTGATCCGCGGCTACATGGAAGACCGTGACCTCAGCCAGAAGGACCTTGCTGAACTGCTCGGGTCGCGCTCGCGCGCGTCCGAGCTCCTGAGCCGGAAGCGCCCGCTCACACTCTCCATGATCCACAAGCTCTCGCACGAATGGAGCATCCCCGCCGAACTCTTGACCCGCCCGTACCATGCTGAGATCGGCGGAGCGGAAGAACTCGTAGAGGTCGTGGTCAAACAGCCAAAGCAGCGGCCGTATCGCTCGGCGAGCACGGGCGGATACTGGGTCGAGAACGAACGCAGTGGCGCCGTCATTCATGAGATTAAAAAAACGACCGGCGGACGCTCCAAGAAGATCTGGGTGAGTCGATCGCCGATCAGCGGCGGCAAGCGCTAGGCCTGACCGATTGAGGAACCCGACCGGGATGACGGGCGAGAGGAAGTGATAGCTCTCCGCGACCCGGCGTACCTGCTCGCAGTAGGCGGTCAGCGCTAAGCCGACTCGAACTTTCCAGCTGCGGAAGATCCTCCACCATCCGGCTCAACCGCTCGCGACAAAGCTCTGAAACCAGTCAGCGATCCGAACCGAACAGATGTTGAGACACAGCCCCTAGTTGTGATTGTCTTCCCTTTGGGAGGATCCCCAATGAAGGCGCTGCTCGGAATTTTGGTTGTCCCGCTTCTCGCAATGGGCGCGGCGCACGCGGCCGATGAGCGAAATGCATCGCAGTACCTTCAGCAATGCCCGTATGTGGGCGATCAACGGGTCTGCGAGCAAGAGCGCCAGTCATTTGCCGACGATCTCCGTCGCGCGTTCCAGGGCGAGTACACACCCCAGCGGAATGTCGCTTATTGCCTCCAGACATCGTGCGATGGGGCGGTCCGGCCCAATCGGATCCAAGCCTGCGCCTGGCGGATCGTCGTGATGAGCTCCGGCAGCTCCGAGGTCGACGACAGCGACGAAGCGAACCTCCAAAGAGCCTGCGGGGAGCTTTCCCCGGCCGGTCTCGAAGCCGCCAAAACTCGTGCTCAGGTCATCGCGGACCATGTTGACGAGCCGGTGGCATCGGCACCGCCGGCTGCACCGGACTTCAGCGATCCTTCAGACGGGCATCGGGAGGCCTTGGTCGGGCAATCCTACGCGGCCGCGTCCACAGCTTTGCTCGGCTTCGGCTGGAAACGAAGCCCCGTGCTTGCGCGGAGTGAACCCTGCACCGGCTTCGAACAGGTTTGCGCCATTCATCCAGAGGTAAGCGAGTGCTTCCACAAGGGCGATCACGACTGCTACTTCGCGTGGAGGGACTCCAAGAACATGATGCGCGTTGTCGTGACCGACGGCCAGGATCCGGCTCGCCTGACCGCCAAAGAGATTGTGCCCGGTCCCTACCCGATCGATTCGGCCTGGTGAGTTGCCTGCTGTCTCAGCAGGCGCAGCAGCCTCAGGAGACTGCTCCGCTGGAGGCTCGCCCTAGTTCCTCTCGCACAACAGGAGGACGTTGAATGCGAGCTTCTCTCTTTGCTCTTCCCACGCTGGTTCTGATCGCCGCGGCTCCGACATTCGCCACCGCGCAGACGGCGAACAATGACCGAATGAAGGCTTGCGCCTCGCAATGGAGCGACATGAAGGCCAAGGGCACGACGAACGGCCAGAACTACCGTGACTTCTCGAAGTCATGCCTGTCCGGCGCGAGCCAAGTTCCCGCCGGTGCAACAGCTCAATGCAAGGATGGCAGCTACATCCAGACCGCCACTCATCAGGGCGCCTGCTCTCGTCATGGTGGCGTGGCCAAGTGGCTCGACGGG